CATCGACTCAAGCACCTGTACAGCGGAGTACGCTTGGGCGGTTGCGTATTCCTTATCAAAATTATAATCGAGATATTCCTTCTCGACTGTGGCGTTATCTTTCGTTTGGCTTTTGAACACCAACAGTTGAGCATCTGGCACAGCAGGGCGGTCAACTATTGCTATCCTATCAACCTTAGAAGCGTGGAATACATATTTCTGTTTCTTTTTCATTGAGTGACCCCCTCTATCCCTTCTCCGACAGGCTCACGCCTACCTGAAATTCTTACAGAGAAGCCTTTGTATTCACCTTTTTCAATTTTGCTCCATACCTTCTTATCATTCACATGAATCGCTCCTGCCCAAGCACCTTTCTTGAGCGTCTTACCGAAATATTCAAGATTATCCATCCATGCAATGAATGATTCAACTATCTCTGCATCAAGAGTTTCCTTCTTGTGCATTTCATCAATGTCTCGATATTCGATAAGGAATTTATGGGCGACTTTTTCAATATCTTCATCTGAAATAATGTCGCCATCAGTATCAGCCTTATTAGGCCAGAGAAAGACTCCGTAAACAATCTGTCTGGCTTTGTCTGCTTTGATTATCTCCATTCCATCTGAATAATCAATCTTCTCAGACTTACCGACCATCGTCTTTCCGCATTTAGGGCATTTCTGTTCAGTACAAGGTTTTCCTTTTACATGAGTTGCTTCCGCACCACATGAAGGACAGACACATTTATCCGCACCGCCATCACCTTGTCGTTCACCGCCTTGCCCTTGTCCATCACCTCTAGCTTTATCAGCTTCTTCAATGGCTTTTGATATTTCTTCCTGAGTTTCACCTTCAAAAATTAAAATTAATTCAGTTTCCTCACCTTCGACTTCTTCTGATTTTGTATAAAGAACGAAGCCCTGACACTTTTCACAAGACTCTCGTTTTTCGGGAGCAACTTCCAACTCAAAGGTATGCCCACACTTTTTGCAAACGGCTTTCGTCTTTGCGTCTTGTTTCTTGGGTTTATCTTTCAGTTTGCTTTTGCAATCAGGACATTTACCGTCCCCTGTTTTCTCTCCATTCCATCCGCAGTTCGGACAAAATGATTTCTTCCCTTCTTTAGCTTTATCAATCTCAATTTGCATTTCTGCCTCCTCTGCCAACATATCTTTAATAACGTCATCAGTCAGCGTAAACATTTTTCCATATGACGGTTCAAAACTTTCGCTCGAGCCATCGTCATATTCAACCGCTAACTTTATGAAGTCTACTTCTTGGTCAACACAAATTTCTTTGTATTCTTTAACGGATTTCTTTCGATGCTCCTTGACCCATTCTTTGGCAGAAGCTAAAGTCCAACCTTTTGCTTTATCGAATAGATATGTAATGATTTTCTTGGCGGTAACATCATAGAGAGCTTTGATGCCTTGTGGACGGGAAATAATAATTGTTCTTACTTTGTGGCCTTGTTCTAAACTTGCTACAGGAATCCGTATCGTTTTCCCCGTATCTTCTGGCATTAAACAATCTCCCTATTATTCAAAACGAAACAATCGGGAATACTTACACATTCCCATTGGCGAGAGCCAACTTTGATTTGGCAGAGACGATTACTTAAAAACTTAATAATCCGTACTCTAATATAGTATATCATAGGAATAATAGTTACAGCAAGCAATAATAGCTTTATGAAAGGATTTACTTTGACCTGAACATTAACGCTTAAACATTCACGACTTGGCATCTTCACCCGTCCAAACATAACTATCTTTTTCCCGCTTCTCATTAACAATTCCTAAATCACACCTGCAATTTACTATGTCGTCAGACTTTCCTGACGAGTCAAAGGGCCAGAGCATATGTGTCGCCTGAAATTTCTCGTCCATCGGTATGTCGCCTTCTGTCTCTGCCGCCTCGTGAGTATCTCTTGTCCTATCATCTACTATTGCCATCCAGTATTTACGCTTTATGTCATTTTGTTTAAATGTCTCAGTCTGAACTTCCATCTGAGCAATTCCTGTCTCTGTTCGGGCAATCGTCATTGACCTATTCTTGTAAGTGTTTTTGAATAATCCCCTGATGGCTTTCTCAACTTCGTATGGCGACTCTCCGTTATAATAATATCTATCTACCAAAATTTTTTGAAACTGTTTCAAAGTATTATCATTTACCACTCCACCAATCTTAAACCCTCGAGCTTTAAGAGATTCTATCAGTCTCTTGTTCCGCAATCTGAAAGTCGGAACAACTCCCATTTTTGATAATGCAGTATTACCACCAACCTGTCCTGCCTTGAGATTATTCTCATAAAGAGTTCGTTCCATCTTTTTCTTCGCTACGTTACGCTTCCAATCTTTAAGTACTCGTCCAATCAATCCATAAGGCGGTTTGATATCCTGTTTAGATTTTTCTAAGCGAGCTTGTATCTCCTGTTCACTCCTTGCTGTTCCGTCAGGCGTGTAAAGATATTTAGCTCTTTGGTATTGAGCATCTTCAAAAAGTTTTTTGTGAATACCTTTCGACCTGAGATACTTTATCGTTCCATTCCCCTGAGTCTGGAACACAGCGTAGACTGCCCTTTGACAAATTCTAATCTGTCTTATGAGTCCTAATGTCCTTCTTGGAACACTCAATCTTCTTGGCACTCATCATCTCCTGCTATTTCGGTTGGACACATTGGATTCGAACAAGTCCCATCTTCACGAATATACTCACCGCACTCCTGACAAAACTTTATATCGTCCAGAAGCTCTTTTATTCTTCCGCTACGCTTCTTCTTTCTGTGTTTCTTCTTCTTCTTCAACAAATTGACATACCTCAATAATAGGTGGAAAAATTAAAACCTTCTTGTCTGGAAACATAGCTCCTACCTTCTCCTGAAAGTCCTTTATTTGTTGAGGCGGTAAAAACTTCTTAGTCCTGAACACAAGAAAGTCGTCCGTTCTTATTTCTTCAACGTTCAAGGCATGAAGAATAGCTTCGTTATGCTCTATTCCTACTACCCTGAATCGCCTTTTATTCTTCCGACCCCGTATCGTCCACGCCATCAGGTTCTTTACCCTCTTTATCAGGCTTCGTATCATCTTGTTCTCCGCTTACTGGCACATAAGAACCTGGTAAATAATGAACATCTCCACCTTCATAAGCCTCAAGTCCTAATTCTTGACGTACCTCGTTTGGTGTCATCGCACCTATGTTTACATATCGTTGATAAATCTGAGAGTCCTTATCTCTATCATCCACGTTGATATCTTCGAATCCAAAAATCCAACCATTTATTTCAAGACCCTGCTTGATAATCAATTCATTTATTATCCAAGAGAAGTCTGCCTGTCTCGGGTTAATAACAGAATCGAGATATATCCTATCCGTCTCTGTTGCTACATTTCCACCGAGAGAGCCCTGTTCAACAATGGCGGCTCTGTAAGGCGGTACTCTATGTGCCGTCAGAATAGAATCACGATTATCCTTGTGATACATTCTGAATGATGCTTCTTTGGTCTCAACACTCAACCTTTCAAACCTAAGAGTAACTCCACTCGGCGTTCCAAGAGTTAATGTTTTATGACTCGAGCCTTTTAATGTCGTTTCAAAATACTTCGATACCTCATCCGACACTTCTTGAGTCAAAGTCCCGCCCTCAATAATCAAAGCATAGGCAGGTATTCCGAAATTACTGAAAAAGTCTGTGTTATATTCCATCTCCTTCATGTCACCATACATATAATAAAGTGCAGGCAACCACTCGGGCAGGCCATAAACAGCAGACATAAACGTATACTGAATTATCGGGATGACTTCATTCGCTACCGCATCAAGGTCGCCAATAGTATCGACCCACTCTCCAGTAAACCTATCCAGTATCTTTTCTTCTCCAAAGAGTTTGAAATAAACATACTTCTGTCCTACCTTCTGGACGAGTTTATCCTTATCTCTGTGCCACTTTATTGTCGTAGCATTGACGTGATATAAACCGTTTACCTTTCCGTCTTTCCCTCTTGATACTTCTATATAGGAATTCCCGCAACCTTCATAATCAAGAGCAACCTTCTTCAACATCTTCGTCAGGTTCTCTTTATCATTTACCTTATTGAAAAAATCCATCAAGAATTTATAATTCTTGTCCTTCTCTTTATCTTTTATTTTTGCTTCTTCCTCTGGCTCAAGAAAATATCCAATTCCAACTGTGTCCTGAACCTTTGTATTCACGCAACTATTGTGAACGACTGATAAATAAAGCCAACTCATCAACTTCATTAAGTCATGCGGTGGAGCAATTGTCTTATCATACTTGAACATTCCAGAGGACAACTGTTTTGAAGAAGGGACTTCGTACTTCTTCAACTCTTTCTCCGTTACTATTCTTCCTGAGTCAGTAACTATGCATTGAACTTGATTCTTTTCTCCAACAACTCTATTGTCTCTTGACATCACACCCTCCTAGATTATTTTGCAGGTCACACCCACGAACGACTGATGATTCTTAACTACATTGTGGACAACGCCTGCTACAGCATCAGCCACATCTTTGCTTCCTTTGGGTGGATGGTCTATTTTCTTCCCTTCAATTTCTTCTAAACGCATACACTCCCTGACGAAAACTTCTGATGCACTCGGTTCGTCATCAATACCACTCGAAACTCTATAATAATCAAGCCTATCCTCGTTAATAGCCTCTTTCATATCGTTATAGGGAATCATAGTCCTATCAACCGATAAATATTCGCAACGATATCCCTTCTTACTAAGTATCTGCATTGAATCAGAGCTTTGAAATCCATCATAAGTTATGATTCCAAATTTAAAGCCGAGGGCTGATAGAGCATAAATGTATTCCCTCACCCTTGCTATCTCAATAGGGTGTTCCTTCGAGCCGACAATGCGTATCATAAGGTCTATATAAACTTTTATCCCGCCCTCTTTCGTCTGTCCTGCGTAATGACCAAGAGCAAATCCACAAGCATCCCCTGATAAAGCTAAGTCGACATGAATACAATGCATTGTATTCGTTATAGGTTTAAACCAATCCTTAAACCTTCCGAGCTTATCCATCGGGTCCTCTGTTCTTCCCCTGTTTACTCTATCGAGAATAACTTTCGGGCTTTCAAAGAATCCATGAATAACTTCACTCGGTCTTGCTCCAAAATCTCTATATGCTTTGGTTACATTCGCTGTAAATGCTTCAAAAAGAAATTCAACTTTTGGAATCTTGTCGATATCCTTTAAATCAGCAGGAACTTTATCGGGGTCAAGAATAATCCTGTTCACCCTATCAACATAAAAGAACTCGCCTTGCCAATCTGCGTACTTGGATTCCCAAAGAGTACGCCTGACCACAAGTGCTTTCGCTCCTGTCTTGTTTCCCTGCTCGATTCGCCTTTCAAGAAAATCTGATTCATACATCGGCGAGCCTGCAATAATCAAAGCACCCTTTCCCTCAAAGCGAGAACCTAAACGTCTTTTAAACGTCAAATAAATATCTTCTGCTTGGTCTGAATTATCTGTCGCACGATATGAACCTGCTTCGTCAATTATTCCTACCACTACGTTATAACCTACTGCAGTTCTCCAACTCGAGCTACCTGGGATAATAAATAAATTATTTTTAAATCTTAATTCACTCATACATGCTTCGTCAGGCATTCGAGCATCTTCTCTACCCCACGGCCTTTGAGTAAACCACGGGCAATTTAATATCTTCTGCCTTATTTCTGAAAAGATAACTGAACGAGCATTCTTTTCGCTGATGCTGTTATGGCAAACCATCCCATTGACTACAAGATTCTCGTACTCTGGTACTCCGATATCGTATGTTTCTTCCTCTCCGTCATCTTTTATGCTTTCAATATTCGTCCACTCAAATCTTTTTCCCATGT